CTATAGACTCTCCAACTTCATCTGGAGTTAGTTGTTCAACAGGTTTTGGTTCCGGTTTTGGAGCTGGAGCTGGAGCAGCAGCAACAACAGGAGCAGGAGCAGCAGGAGCAGGAGTAGATTTAGGTTCTCCTCTACGAACAGGTGGAGCTACTGAAGGTTTTGGTTCCTTAGCTTTTGCTGTTCTTTCTTGTTCAACAGCTATGTCTTCTCCAGCTTCAGTAACGGTTGTAGGATCTGAAAACTTTTCACTAAGAGTTTGACCTATTTTTTTTAAAGGTCCTCCTGCTTTTGGAACAAGACCTAAAGCATTTATAAAATTTCTTCTAGTAAATATAGATCTTTGTTTAGGTTTTTCTCCAGTAACAGCCTCATAATCATCAGCTTCAATAACACCTTTTTCATAGTCCATTATAGCTTGTCTTTTTCTTAAAGAGTCTTCTCTATCAGAAAGCATTTCTCTTTCTGCTTTTTTTTCTCGTTCTTGTTCTCTTTCAGCACCTACTTCAGTTTCTTTAGTTTCTCTTAGTCCCTTTTGAACAAGTCGTTGAGCTTCTTTTTCTTGTTCTTCTTCTTTTGCCTTAGCCCTAGCAGCAGCCTCTTGCCTTAGCTTTTCCTGTCTTCTAACTTCTGCCTGTCTTGCATCACTTTCTTTTGCAGCTTGAGCATCCCTTTGTTTTTGTTTTTCTCTTTCAACACCTAATTGTGTCTGTGCAGTTTCCCTTCTTCCTTTATCAACTACAGATTTTGCTTCTGCCTCTTGTTGTTTTTTTCTAAAAGCATCGGTTTGTAACTGAGCCTCTCTTTGTTGAGAAGACTGTTCTCCAGTTCCACCTTTACCACCTCCACCACGACTACCTCCGCTGGAACTACCGCCTCCACCGTTGCCTTTGAAACATTTCAGAGGTCCGACTGCTATAAGTTTAGGTCCTTTTAAAATTGGTTTTTTCATACTACATCCTTAATGAGCACAATATAGTCGCCATTATTCCAGGCTAGTTTCCATTTGTTGTGTAAAAACTTAGCTAGGGTTTCGTTTGCATGTTTGTTAAAAACATAAACGGAACAACTAACTTTTTCATATTCTTTGTCTTTTGCGTATGTAAATATCTTATCTTGATATTCTTGTCCTATTTTTTTATCTCTAAATTCTGGTTTTACCCACATGTCTTCTATATGTAATCTTTTATCATTATCATGGCTCTTTACTGCAAAAAACCCATGTTCGTCTTCAAAAGTATGAATGTCATAACACTCTAGTCTGTAGTCTGCATAATCACTCACAATTGCTCCTAAGTTATAGAAGTAGAACCAAACACTCTAGATTGCTTAATCTTAAAGTCACCTTGTTTAGTTCCTACTATAAACGAAAGGTTAGATAATGTAAAGCCTGGTCCAGCAGATTCTTGATCTCCTGCTGGGTTAGAGCCTTCTACTTCTGTAATTTGTATCTTTATAGACTCACATTTTTGTTTAGCAAAGTTTAGTCTTATTTGATACTGTGTGTTATCTTCACCACCGTAAGCTATAGGTGTAAAACCAGTAGCATCAGCAGTGCTAGGGTCTCCATAAGTATTTTGTGTTCCTACAGTAGGAGCACCATAAGTATAACTTTCAGTATAACTTGTAACATCTATAAGTTTTTCTTGTTGCCAAACGTCATCATAGTTGTAAGCTATCTTAATTAATAGCTTATGTGGAGATTTATATTCTCCTAGTAATAGCATTCTATACACTCTTTGATAGCCTTGTATTCCTGCAAATGAAAGCCAACCAGTTTCTAGTTTGATTGGTACCGAGGAACCACCAAAACTAGCAGTTGTGCTCGTTTGTTTAAAAACTTGGTCTTTAAGAGTAGCTAAATAAAAATCATCTCCTAAGAGAGTTGAACTTACTCCTCTTTGAACACTAGAAGTGTACCACATGTTAAGAAAATAGTTGTAAATTATGGTAGGACCATCATTAGCTTGAAATCTAACTTCGTCTTTTTTACTAACAGTTACAGCTTTTGTTATTGTAAGATGATTGTAGTCTTCAGCAGGAGCACCTATATACTCTAATCCCAGACTTCTGTTTAAAAGAAAAATGCCTTTCTGAGACATAAACATAAGTCCTTTAGGCATAAAAGCTACACTGTTGGTAAATCTACATCCTACATCGTCTGAAATTAGTTGAGGTTCAATAAAATTATTTTGTTCACCAAGATTATTAGGACCTTCTCCAGTAATCATATAAATAGCTCTTTCTTTAAATATGATTAACTTATCGTCCATTTTTTTCAGAGATTTTAAACGTCCTCCTGATTTAGGGATTTCCATTGTTAGAGTATCATTAAACTCTGCTGGAACTCCTACTCCAGTTGTAATCTTAGAATAATGTAAAAGATCTGGATTATTTTCCATTCCTCCTAAAAATACTCTATTATTATAGGTCTCAGTTATTTGACATGCCCCAACAGGAGTGTTCTCTAAAACTCCTCCAGTTGTATATAGTAGTTCATTATCCTGTAATTCACTATCTGGCACATCGTCTCTTATTAATATAAAAAAGTTTTCTTTATCATTAAAAGGAATAGGATATGTAAGAGTAGAATCTTGGTCACTAACTTTATAAAAAAGTGTTCCGTTTGCCGTAGTTCTATATAACTCTACAGTAGTAGCTCCTTCATATTTTGCAGTTGTGTTAAGCATAGGAACAAGAATATCTACATGGTCCCAACCTGTTCCTCCAGTTAAAGGCATAGATAATTGTTTAGAAATCGCTGATCGATGTTTGTTTCCAGACCCATCCTCGTAGGTAAATATGGCTACCCAGTTGTATGTGTTACCACTTCCAGGAACAAAAATAGACGTACCAGCAGAAGACATATTAGTAGTACGAACAAATAATTCATCAGGATTGTATAAGAATCCAAACTCATAAAATCTAACCTGATCTCCAGAGTAAAGTTGTGCTCCAGCTACTAAAAGATTATCAGATATAATTTGTGATTGATTAGCTATATCTGCGCTATAATCTATTGTAGTATGAGCAGCATTAGCTATGGTAAAAAAAGTTTCATTATTAGACTTTATTCTAGTTTTTCGTAGTCCTGGTAAAATCTTTTTAGTTAAATATGAAGGCACTTCAGAAAAAGAAGGAATTGTTAATTTACTAGTTGGAGTAAAGGAATAGTTAGATTCTGCTATCCCATAACCAATAAGTCCTACTGCACGATTTATAGTTGAATCATAATCAGAGTTATTAGTTAAAAAATAACTAGATTGTAAAGTAGAAGTTCTACCTACAGGCAGGATAGGTTCTCCATTTTGTAAATAAGGTTTACTAATTAAAGAACAACCATATTGAACATTTTCTCCAAAAGCAGCAGGAGCGCCGTAAGTAGATTTATTATAATAAGTTCTTGTTCTTCGTATTTTTGTCTTAGCCCATGACGGAAAATCAGCTAGGGCTACATCACTTAACCCTGAAGTAGAAGCTGTTGCGGCTCCTGTTTTTACACTTCCTGTGCCTCCGAAATCTGCTGCTACTAAATAAGAACTTGCTCTAGTTCCTGTTTTATTATCTATATAAGGTATTTGGTTAAAAGTAGTACTTCCTCCGTCTAATTGTATTTCTACATAATGCTCAAATACCCAAGCAGCTCTTGTAGACTCATTAAAGTTATTATACCTAGCACATCCAGTAACAGCTACAGCGGTATCCTCGTCATAGCCTGTAGGAGCACTTGCGAAAGCGGATAAAACATTATTAGTTTTAGAAGAAATAATAGTTTGCTGAATACTTCCAGTAGAATAAGTGTCTGCTGCTGTAATATAAAAACCATCACTTGCAGGATCGTCTTCCGCTACTCCATTTCTATACGCTTGTAAACCAATTGAGTGAATATCTAAGAAATTAGGGTTAGAACCCGTTCCAACAGTTCCATAACCAGTGGGTATGACCTCTCCTTTTAGCTCTCCATCTGAGTTTAGACTACTATATAATTTAGTAATCATACCTCCACCACTATCTACATAAGAAACACATAATGTAGTTCCACTAGCATTTACAGCTACATCATAAACTTTTAAAGTGGCGTGTGTAGTACTGTCTAGATATTCAATATCAGTTCCTGTTGTAATACCCTCATAATCAAGAGGGTCATAAGCGGCGTAATTTAAACTATATTGAGGGGTTGAAGTTTCTCTAAGAGCAAAAATAATAAGATGATTTTTAAAAAATACCATTTTATGTTTAAAAAACGTAGAAGTTGAAAAGGTATTAACGGACCCACTATTCATTACATAAGTATTATCATTAATGTTTTTTATTTCTAAATAAGGATATGAAACAGTAGAAACAACTCTATTATACAAAGTATAAAGATTATCTCCTATAACAATAGAATTAACTGAATCATGAACATAAGGGTCTTGTGTTAACTCTTGAGTTTCTATACTAGCTGGTAAATACTTTCCTTGAAATATTGCTCGTCCTAGCCCAGGATTATCACTATAAGCATGATTATCTGTTAAAATATAAAGCTCGTCTTTAAGAGAAGTTACAGCTTTAATATTTTCTATGTCATATTCTGTTGTAACATTTGTATACCCATAACTATCTTGAACTTTTTCAAATCCATCTTGCTTTTCAATTTCTCCATATTTATCAACTTGGATATTATCTAATTCTTTTAAAGACCCAGGAGGGTCCTGTTTTGGATCTATTTTTTGATTTATCCCTTTTGATAAAGGTATAGCAATTCTGCCTTTATTTAAAGCCATGTTTTACCCTTAGTTTTGTACTCTAAACCATTTACTAAGCCCATCAGTAACAAGCCATGCGTGACCCCATGCAGTACCAATGACTATAGCAGTTCCTCCAGTACCTCCGTCTATAGTTTGAGTTCCATTAGGAGTTACGGAAATAGTACCAGAAGCGTTATTTTTTATAAGAAAAAAGTGTCCCGACTCTAATCCACTTGCATCAGGTAGATTTATAGTAGTGGCTGTTCCATTATGAAAAAAGAATGAGCCGCTTGTAGATGTTAAAGTTATTGTAGTACTTGAGGTTGAAGTCTCATATGCAAATCTAGACATACCACCTAAAACAGCTCCATTTAAAGTAATTTGAGTTTGAGAGCTTCCGTTGTAGTAAAATAATTCATTTCCTTTATTATATAAGTTACCACTATTAGTTAAACTAGTACCTTGACTCTGAAGTACTACACTTTTAACTTCTGTTAAGTTATAGTTGTTAAAATCAACGTCTGCATTAATATTAAGACCAGCAGAAGGAATACTCTTACCTTGAGTACTGTGATCATGATCATCTAGATCAATAAAAGCATTATTAAGAGTTGTAGCCCAAGTTGGTCCAAGTGTGGAACCTACATCAGGTAAAGTTAAATTTAAAAATGTTCCTGAGCTTGCCATTATATTCTCCTAAAACACCCAAAAAGTTATTGTAGGGGTGCTTACAGTATCTTTTTTTAGTATTAAAAATTTATCTCTATTATTGTTAGTAGTAGTAGACTCATATACTACATCACCTTGTTTTTGACCAATTACAATAAAACCTAAAGGCTCTCTTCCTAATTTATGATTTACAATAGTATCAGTAGAGCCTACAAAAGAAACATCTTTAATTATAACTCCATCTATAATAGGAGAGTTAGAAATTTGTTTAACAACAGTGTTAACATTACTTTGAGTCTGAGTAACGTCTCTATTGTCTGGATCAATTTGTTTAACAAATGATTTTATACCAGCCATCAGGTTGTCCTTGTATACATAAATTCATCATTAGCAACATAAATATCACTAACTGATATAGGATGTCCTGCATCTCTATTATTAGCAGCTTCTTCTATTCTTCTTTTCATATCAGCTTTTTGTTTTAGAAGAACACTGACATCACTTTCTTCTTTTTGTAAACACTTTATAGCTGCGTCTATTACTACATATTCTGCATAGCCATTTATATCATCATAAGTGTCAGTAGATGTAGATGGAGTTCCAGCAGTAAATTGTTGAGCAGTTGGTATGTACCATATTCTAACTTCAGTAACACCATCAGGAGTAGGAGTAAAAACTACACTACTACCTACCATTCTATATCTTACATTTGTTAAACCTAGAAGACTCCAAGTTCCCCAATTGTTGTATAAGTTTCTTTCGTTAAAGTTAAATGGTCTTAAGGTAAAATAATCTGAACCATTTATCTTTGCATCTACTCCTCTAAGTTTGTAAAAATCTGTGATATTTATGTTCTCAGTTGAAGTAGAATCATTTATAGGATAAGTATCTTTGTTTGCAGCAGTGTTAAAAGTTTTACTGCTGACATAGTAATCTTGTCCATAAGTTTGAACTAACAGGTCATGTAGCTCTGCTATTCCTGCATTAATGTAGGTTTGTACTTCTACATCAGACACAAAGAGATTGTCTTCCATGTCTGCCCTTTGCCGTACCCTAGCTAATAATTTAGGCTCAGTTATAGCCGCCATAAAACCCCCAAAAAGAGGAGGGCTTGCGCCCCCCAATTAGTAATCGTCTTTAACACATTTTTTAATGAACATCTTGAGACATTCTGAGAACATATCTTTGTCTTTGTCTTCCATGGCTTTGAACATTCCGTCTACTTCTTCTTTGTACTTCTCGTAGACTTCACTATCTTTATGTTCTTCATCATGCTTACCTTCCATGAACTCTTCGTTAGATTCCTTTCCTTTGCCGTAGTGGTCTTTCATCTTTTCAATGATGATAGAAACCATACCGCCTTTGTCTTTTTTAGGACCCATCATAATCATAACAGACCCCCTTAACTAACACCTACACCTGGAAGTGAAGAGTTTTTAACAACAATCATAAAATGAATTGTTTCACTGTTACCTGGGTCAGCTTCATCACCATTAGATTTTAGACTGAAAAAATCAATCTGACCATCAGTAGAAACAGTTGGAGCACCTTGTAGTTGAAAACCTACTCCACCTGCGGTAGAACCGATAGCTGTACTTTTTTGAATATCAAAGTAAGCACCAAAAAAGTGACTGTATTTATCAACAGCTCCATCTGGAGTTCCAAGAACAATTCTAAAATGTCCAGCACCTACTCTAAATACACTTTGAACACCAACACTTTTTGAAGCAGTCAGTAACGAAGCTGTAGATGCAGCAGTGCTATCAGTAACAAATTGACCGTGAATTATTTTTATTTCTTTATCTAAGGCTTGTAGCCTGTTAAAACTTCTGTTTGCCATTTTATTTCTCCTTTAGTCTGAGTGTCATACAACACGCAGCTTGACAAAAAAAGAGAAGCCCCGAAAGGCTTCCCTAATTAATTAAATTAAGATAAACCAACTCTTACGTTGAAACCAGGAGCACGACACCCTAACTGAGCGTAGTATCCAATTCTAG